GTTTAATTACTAAACTATTTGCCGTGGTGTTGTTTGTTTCCACACCAGTTGCACTTATTACAATTGAGTTTGCAGCTTGGTTTGATTGACCAGCATCGTGTCCAATTGCTATTGCACTATCACCTTGGGCAGAATTACCAGCAAGGTACCCAATCGCAACAGCTTTTATACCTTGATTTTGATTGCCTGTGTTATTGCCAATTGCTACTGCACTTTCACCTTGGGACCACGATCCTACATTGCTACCGATTGCTACTCCACCTGTACCTTGTGTTGTTTCGCCTGCGTTTATACCAATTGCTACAGAAAAATTGCCTTGATTTGTTTTACCAGCATCAGTACCAATTGCTACTGCATTAGCACTTTGATTATCTTCACCTGCGAAAGAACCAATTGCTACTGCTTTTGCGCCTTGACTATCTGCACCTGCCCTGTCACCAACTGCTGTTGCACCTACACCTTGACTTATATTACCTGCATAACTACCAATTGCTGTTGCGTTTTCACCTTGACTTGTTTTACCAGAAGAGGCACCAACTGCTGTTGCTTCGACACCTTGAGTTACTTCACCTGCTTCATATCCAATACCAACTCCACCTGCGCCTTGACCAGTTAGACCTGCTTCACCACCAATTGCTACAGAAAAATTGCCTTGATTTGTTTTACCAGCATCACCTCCAATTGCTACTGCCGATGCGCCTTGAGTGAGAATGCCTGCCGCATGACCGATTGATACTGATTCTGCGCCTTGATTTGTTTGACCTGTATTCCGTCCTACGGCTACTGCGTTGTTTCCTTGATTAGTTTCGCCTGCTTGGCTTCCTATTGCTAATGCGGCAACGCCTTGACTAGTTAGACCAGCGTTAATTCCAAGTGCTACTGTTAATGGACCGTTGGCATTATTTTTGTCACCCAAAGCAGCCCAAGTTGTGGCAGCGCCGCTAACACCGGTTAATGCACTACCGTCTCCACTAAAAGAGGTTGCAGTAACTTGTCCAGTAACCTCTATACCTTGTTTAAATTTTGTTGACATATATCATCTCCTGTTATACATATTTATATAAAACGGTACTCATGAAAACAGGGCCCGTAGGCCCTGTTTTATTATTATATATTTACTTGTATTACAAGAATGCAAGATCGCCAGTTGTAACAGCAATTTTTGCAAGATAGTCAGCAGCATTACCGAGCGATGATGCTTGGTTGCTTAGTTCTACATAACCATAACGTGTCATGAAGCTAACTACTGGCTCAAATGTACCTGGATCAAGCACTGTTCCTGAACTCATTAGTGGGATGTATGGGCAATAGAACGCCGCGGCGTCTGTTTCTGTTGCACCTTTGTATCCAACTAATACATCATCGTTAGCAGCATACTGGTTAACATAAATTCTCATAGTACCGTTTAATGTACCAACGAATTTTGTGTTTGTAGGTGCTTCAAAAGTACCTTCAGTTGTGCGAGCAAATGCTGATGTAGTTGCACTTTGTAGTACTGTAAGTACTGTTGGGCTAACTACTGCCCAGTTACCTGCGCCACGTCTTGTACGTGCTGCAATTGTGTTTGCATTTTTGTTGATAAGAACTGCAAGAGCTGCATGCTCGTCACCAACAAATGTTGCTGTACCTGATACGCCAGCTTGGCTGTATGTATCTGGACCAGTACCTGCAAGACTTGAAAGACTTGAAAGAACTTCTTGATCGATTTCAGCAGTAATCTCTTGTGCAAGTGCTTGCATGATTTCTGCTTCAACATCTAAACCATGCATAGACTGTGCGTCTTGTGCTGATTCAAAAGTCCAACGTGCTGATAGCTTACGTGTTTTAGCTTCAACAGTCTGCTTGAGTACTTGAATACTCATTTTCTTACCTGCTTCACCTTCAAGAGCTGAAGTTGCAGCACCGCGGTCAGTTGTTGCATTACCTGAGTAACCGTTTGCAATTGCAAATGGGCTCAATGCTTCGTCACCAGCTGTTGCTGTGTCGAATGTTTCTGCATAACGCACACGTAATGTGTGAATCTGGCCTACTGGACCAGTCATTGGCTGAACGCCAACAATTTCGTTAGCAATAACAGTTGGCATAACACGACGAATCACTGGAAGAATCACTTTGTTAAGTGTTGCAATGTTACCTGATTGAGTTGCACCTGCTGTAACTGCCTCTGAGAGGTAGTTCCTAGTGTTCTCAAGTGTTGTTTCCATTACTTTTTTCTTGGTTCCAGTAAGACCATCGGTTAACGCTTCTTTAGTTGCGTTCCAATTTTCATTTAAATTAATAGTCATTTCGGTCTCCTTAACTAATACCGGCTAATTTACGAAGGTTGATTATTTCCGCACCGGCGGTTGCTTCTGCAACAGGTTGCTTGTCTCCAGTGATTTCATTTGTATTTGATTCACTTATTACCTTCTTTACTTTAGTTTCTACTTTAGCATCATCTTTTAATACTGATGGTAGATACTTGTTGAATGATTCTTGTAGTTTCGTAGTTTGTGTACTTTCAAGTAACGCATTCATTATTTCTCTTTGCTGTTTGTTTAATGGGGCCATCATTTCGCTCATTACGAGCTTACGATTTGCTTTATCAGAAACAATACGTGAATTACGTGCTGATTCTGCTAGCTGTACCTCTTTAGCAGCAAGAGTTTTCTTAGATTCATCAATCTGCGAATTCAATTCATTAACAATATTATTCAATTTAGCGACCTCTGTGCCTTCTGACAAGTGGCTACTCATGAATTCTGCTGCAAACGTTTCGAAAATCTTACGGCCAAAGTTATTTTCTTTAGCTGATTGAATATCTTCTTTTAGTGTAGTAAGTTCATTCTTAAGAGTTTTCTCAAGAATTGCATTTACTTTTGTAGCAGATTCGTTAATAAATCTTTGTTTTGTTTGATTGATAACTTCTTTACCTTCTTTAATCATTCTGACCTTCGCTTCAACTAGTGAGCGTTTGTCATCATGAAACTCATTCAGTTCTTTCGTAAGTTGCTCTAAAACAAATCCTTCTAATTTAGACATATTTGATTCTTGTACAACTCTGTCTTCGCGAAGATCTTTAATCTCTTTGCGAAGTGTATCCATTACAAACGAATCAAGAACATTTGCATGCTCTTTCATGTGTTTGCGGTAGGCTACACGATCTTCAGCTAGTTTATTGTGATCTGCTTGGAACTCTTCGAGTTCTTTTGCAATAACATCACTAATCATACTATCCATAGCTTCAACAATTTGCGCCTTATCAGCATCGTAACGCTGTGCAAATTCTTCTCTTAACTCAGCTGTGATATTCTCACGGGCTTCATTAATTTGGGTTTCCCAAGCTTCTGATATTGAAGATTTGACATTTTCTGAAAGTGCTTCAGAGTTTAATAGTTCATCCATTGCATGAGCCATATTTAATCTCTCCTATACTTCAGGTTTTTAATTAAGTTAGTCACCTCGTCCTGGAGATAACGTTGTGCGCCATCGTCGTGTTTTACCGCAGATGCAACATCCATTAGTACGTTCCCCCGTTTATGATTCATAATTCTTTCATAAATTGGATCAGGGTAAGCACTTGGGGCACTTGGATTTGCAACGATATCAACAGTAATAATCTCAAAATCTTTGACTATACCACTGTCATTAACGTTGCCGCTGCCTCTACTAGACACGCCTAATTTTACTCCGCTTTCCATAAGGGTTTTACAAATATTTCCCATTGGAGTAGGTAGCAGTTTCAGCTTACCAATACCGTTCGCACCATCAGTATCCATTTCAGTGATCATGTGACTTACACGATCTAAATTGATATTCAGGTCATCTGGGTGATCAGCTTCGCCTAATACACTGTATCCACTTTTAATTTTTTCATTAATTGCTTTAACGGCACTATGAATTTCTTCTTTTGTGTAGATACGGTTGTTCTGGTTACGTACATCGCCTTCAATAAAAATACCCTTCATATACAGGCTTTTGCCACCTTTACCGTCATCAACGGCTTCAGTAACAAGGTTTGCTTGGTTATGTGATAAGTGTTCTTTTAGCGAGATACTCATATTACTTCATTCCTCTAATTGGACTGTCGCTTTTGTTATCTTCACGCTTTGCACTTGGTGCTGCACTCAGTTTGCCAGCTTCCTGTGGTCCGTCAACACCCATATCTTTTACGGCAGGGGCACTAGCTTTAGGACCTTCTGATGTATCAGTTGGATGTGGTTTAGCATGTGCATTACCTGCACCTTTTGCTACTGGACTTCCTTTGTCACCTGAATCACTATGTGATACACTAACTGCTGACATTGAAGCGCCTTCTTCAAGACCATCAACTTCTTCGTCTGATGCTTCAAAAGCTATTGATTCTTCTTCCATTTCTGGCTCATCATCAGCTTCGTCACCCATCATATCAGCAAATGCTGCACGTAATTCTGCAATTGCATCTTCTACGTTGTCCATTGCTTCTTCTGCATCTGATTCAGCATCGTCTGACATTTCCATATCATCATCGTCTGACATTTCATCGTCGTCTGATGGTTCCATGTCTAACGCTAGATCCATTTCTGCATCTTCATCATCCATGTCATCTTCCATGGTCTCTTCAGCGTCAATTTCTTGTTCAGCTGATTCAATATCGCTGAGGAAATCTTCTTCTTCGTCTGAAACATCAATTGCTTCGTCGAGGTCATCTTCGTCTTGAATTTCGTCTTCAACTACTTCATCGCTCTCTGTAAGTGCCGCCCAATGATTTTTGGCTTTCTCTACAAATACATTATGAAGAAGATCAGCAGCTTTGTCCTGCTCATCGTTGACGAGATACTCAAGGACCTTAACTAGTGATTCCTTATGTACGCTCATTATAACTCTCCTTTAATAAGTTCTTTGGTTTACAAGTATTATTTATTACCAAGACGTTTTACTCATACAAAAACACCCAAAAATGGGTGTTTTATAAGTAATTTACCGATTATAAATAAAAAATTAATTTTTAAAGCTACATTGGCCCACTATCAGATGGACGAGCATATATATTTTTTACACGTTTAGTGCGGTTTGCATGCTCAATATTATGTACTTCTCGTTGTTTTCTTAAACGATTTAAATGTTTAAGTGTTAGACGTACTTTACGAGTATCGTCCGCTTTTCTGTTTGATAGATTGTCATCTTCTGCATCATAGTATTCATTTAATATTTCATTACTGCGCATTATCATCATCTCCTATAGGCTGGGCTTCTGCTCCACTAATTGGGCTTTCGCCTTCGTTCCCATCATCTGGTATATCATCCATATCCATATCAGGTTCCATACCAGTATCCATTTGGTCTGGTCTTATTCCTAAATTACCTAATCCAGGATTGGAATCGCCATCAGGAGCAGTTCCTGATTGATTTTCTTCTTCCCACATACGCTCATTTTTAAGTATTTCGTCTTCAGTAAGTCCTAGGTATTTCTCCATCATAAAGCGCCTACTTAAATATGAAGTACCTTCAAGTCCACTGAATACGCTAGCCCTTGCCGCATGTATTTCAATTTCTTTGTATTGACTAAAGCTCTGTGGCTCAACAAATTTTAAATCAAACAAACTACTATCAATAGTAATTCCTTTGTTTTTCATAAACAGTTTAAACTCTTTGTCCATAGTAGGAGCTATAATATTTTGCAATCTCTGACAGTATTGATTAAATCTATACTCTTGAATAAATGCTGTACCTACTCTACCATCTACATAGCTAGCCGTTCCATCGTCTGGACCAGTTGGCAAGTAACTGCTAGGCACACGTAATGCTCTTAGCATCTTGTTTGTAAAATAACGCAGATCATCAATCTGTCCTAAGTTATCACCACCAGGCAACACTTCAACTTTACTACCTCTACCTTCAGCAGTTTGTGCAAAGAAGTAATCTTCCATAATACTAAGTGGATTATAACTACTGTCCATAATGCTTGTACCACCACCGGTTTTACTAGGGATACGTTTTTGATGAATTTCGTTTTTAACACGCTCTACAAACCCCATGGCTTTGTTAGCTGGCATATTACCTACATCAACATAAAATACTCTACGTTCTGGAGCACGTTGTACTCTGTATATAATAATTGAATCTTCAAGTAATTCTTTTTGCTTATATGTTTTAAAGATAGGATCAAGTATACTACTTCCAAAAGGCCAACTATTATCCATTCCTTCTGTCATACCCATATGTACAACATGGTTAGCGTCTACTGTATACTCTTGTGTATTTCCTAAACTACCGCCATATTGTCCACCTTGTGCGCCATATGCACTTTTATCAACAGCCTGACCACGTTGCATACTATTAGCTGTTCCATAAGTTTGGGAATGTTGTACTGGCTCACTAACTGTTTTAGACTGCATGTTAAGATCTAAATTTTTCATAACATACTGTTCAGGTTTTTTACCCTTGGCTTCGTTAACAACTGCCTTAGTAACATCAACTGGGTTTACATAATATAGTACCCATGTTTCTGGGTCTCTAATAAAAAATTGATCACCGTACTTAACAGCATTGCGGAACATTCTAAATATCCGCTGATCCCAGTTGTTTAAGCTACACCATTGATGTAATGCTTGCTCAAGTACTTTTACTTCACTCTCAGTTGCTTGTTCTTTATAGTTAACAGAAAATGGTAATTCGGTTTGTTCATCTTTTTGCGTACTAAACTCTGCAATAATGTCAAGTGCAGCATTAATCTCACTGTCCATATCCATTTGATCATATTGGATATATCTCTCTACACGATTTGGTTGGCCACTATATACTTCAGGTAGCCAGCTTTGAAAACGACTTGAGCCGCCTGTTTTATGTACACTTTGGTCTTGACCTTGGTATACTTGAAAATGCTTTTTCCAACCTGCCATTTGATAATCGTACCTTTTGTTTGTATTATATTATATTTATGCACAAGTGTCAAGCACTAGATCACTTATTAAGAAGTTACATGCTTAATTGGTAGATGTTCGTAGTATTTCAGAGAGCTGTTGGATAGCAGAGGCAACATTACCAACAGGATCAAAACCAGTAAGCGCCGCTATTAACGGCTGCATTGACGCTTCAAATCCATCCAATCCTATTCCCTCTGCCAACTTGTCAACTATTCCTGTCACATTTTCAGGTCCTAGTGCCGCGGCAAAAGCTACCATAGCTGCTCGATCATTTCCAGTTAATTGTCCAAGCAATCCTACTCCAACAAGAGCATCTTGTGTCATATTATTATTACCACGCAATGATTCTAATAATGGAAGTAGACCAGACATAGTACCCATTACTCCACCAACACCTTCCATTAATGTTAGAAATTGTGGAGATCCAAGGCCTTGGTTAAATGATCCAGCTAACTCTCTCATTGCGCCGCCCATGTCTCCTAAATCTTGAATACCTGCAGATGCCATTACTGCGGTGACAGCCGCATTTGCCAATAGCCTACTTGTTTCTTCTAAATCAGCTTGTATACCAGCAGCACTAAAATTATTTTTTACAGCATCGTTTAGCTTTTCTAAATTGGTATTAAAATCTGTAACTAAGTCAGCAGTTTTAATTGTTTGAGTTTCAATTGTTAGTAGTGATTTTGCTGTTTCATTACCAGTTGCCGCCATTATACGTAGTTGTTCTGAAGGTATTGAGCTTGTTAAATTATTTGCTAGCTCTTGAACACCAGTTGCAAAACTAGTTGAGTCCATGCCACCTGCTAAGTTTCCATTAATAAAGTCAATCATTGATTGACCACCGCCCTCTAACATAGCAAACATTTCAGGAGCAAACTGCCTAGGGTCAAGACCAGTTGCTACACCTGTTAATAATGCTTTAGCTATTGCATCACCTCCAGGAACACTACTGAGTGATGACGCAAGTTGTTTAAATTTTTCACGAGTTTCGTCTGACTGTCCTCTGAGGAAACTCTGTGCAATTACATCTTTTCTTGCTTCGTTTTGAGCTTTTAATCTATCTCTAACATCCTGACCAGTTAGTGCGGCCATTGCAGTTTGTACTTTTAAATTATCTGATGTTGCAGCCGCTAATTCAGCTTCGTTCATTCTTCTAAGCTGATCTTGTCCCATTGTAGCACGTCTAATTTCAAGTTCATCAGCCATTAGCTGTGTCATCTCAAAACTATTCATACCAAAATATCCAACAGCACGTGAAGCATCTCTAAATTCACGAGTCAAATTAACCAATCTGGCAGCACCATCATCTGTACTATCACCAAAACCTCTAATAGCTTCGCTGTTCTCGATTGATATTTTGCCAAACTCGCCCATGCTTAACCCAATTGCAGAAACATTAGTTCTTAAATTAGTAAAATCAGTTGTAAATCCAATACCCACTTGCATTGCTTTACCTATAGCGTCACTGTACTCTTCCATAACGCCGACCATAGCACCAAAGTTTGCAGCTAATGCTCCTAGCCCAATCCGTGATAAACTTTTTTCTACTATAGTGCTTGCTTCAGGTGTTTTTTGCATTGCACTACCAGATATTACACTATTTTGTATACGTGATGCTACGGTTTGGCGTACACCTGCTTTTTCTTGTTCTCTTGTATTTGCATTTAAAGCACGTTCAAGATCATTAGAACCACCACTTCCACTTCCACCACTAACTCCAGCCATTTCAGCAAGCATTCTTCGTTGAATACCAAGTATATCTTGCATAGTACTTTCCATTGCAAAATCAGGAATACTGATTGTTGCACTTTGACCGCCTACTGGTATTGTGATGTCTGCCAATTAACTACTCGCTTAATGGTGATAAATAATATTATACACAGCTATTTATAGGAAAAAACATGAGTAATCCATTAGACGGGTTCTACAGAACCAAAGAAATTTATGTAAAGTTACCCACACAGGGGAAATGGTACACAGATCCACCACATTTAACTGATGCAGGAGAGATTGGCGTATATCCAATGACAATGAGAGACGAAATGTTACTAAGTGTTCCTGATGCTTTGTATAACGGAGAAAGTTTATTTGAGCTTTTTGCTAGTATTTGTCCTGATATTAAAGATCCTTACGAACTTTGTAGTCCAGATGTTGATGTATTATTACTTGCGGCAAAAGCGGCAACGTATGATAATAAACTATCAGTAACATCTGCTTGTCCAAAATGCAATGAAGAAAACACATACGAAATTGATTTAGCTAGTGTATTGAGCAAAATTAAAGTTATTGATGAAGGTACTTCATTAGAAATTAATCAGTTAAATGTAGTATTTAAACCCAATACATTAGCTGTTGTTAACGCACAATCTATTAAAAATGCAGAAACTGCAAAAATGATACGTGATTTAGGGTCAGCTGATATGGATGATGTTGTACGCACTGATCAATTTAGAGAAAGTTTATCTAGAACTACTGCTGCCAACATGGCGATATTAGCTGATAGTATACTTACTGTTACAACACCAGACGGCGTAGTGGTAAAAGACACAAATCATATCATTGAATGGCTTTCCAATAGTGAAAAGGCAGTAGTGGATAAATTGTTAAAGTTTGCAGGAGAGTTAAACCAAAACGGTATCCAAAATGAGTTTACATTTCAGTGTGCTGGTTTGGAATGTGGTAATGAATTCACTGGACCTGTAGAGTTTAATCCCAGTTTTTTTTTCAAAAAACCATAGCACTCGCATCTAATACTGAAGTTCGAAAAATTATTGATGATATGAATGAGCAAAGAAAATCATATAGAACCATGATTAATACAATTGCGTTGTATAGTAATGGATCTTATGATGTTAGAGATATGTGGAATATGACATTGCCACATATAGAAGAAATACAAGATGTTATAGTAGATAAAAATAAGAAAGAATCTGACGCAACAAAAGCGGCATCTGGTAGAACAACTAAGACATTTTAGTCATGGGTACAGTTATAATAATATTATATAGTATCTCGATTAGCTAAAGCTAATCGTCTAATTTCACTGTCGTTCATTAGAACTTTTAATTCAACTACATTCGAATATATTACAAATGGTTAATAATATAAACATATTATGATTATAATGTTATATGATGGATTATTACCTTGTTTTCAGTCGCACTTAGCTCGATAAAGCCAAGTGCAAAAAAAACGAAACGGTCATTACCCCGCTTCCAGTTCGCTCTGTTATAGTGAAACCCAATTAGGCAGAGGCGGTCTTGCGCTACCCCTTTACTCACTGCTTAAGACGCAGAAACACCAGATGCTATAACATCAACATTACTGGTTATCCGTGGGTTACAATGGCACAGTAGAGCCCACTCTTTTGGTTTGATTGCCCTCAGCAAGATCTGTCGGTCCGCAGTAATTACGAACAAACTCAATGCGTTTAATAAGGAGGGTATATTATGACTGGTGTCTGTTAAGAGATTCGATTAAAGCCTTGGAACCGCCTACTCTAACATTAATGATACCATTGTAGTATTCATCAGTTTCAAGTACTTTGCGGTCAAATTGTTCTTTTGCCTCAAGATAGCTTAGTTCACTGCGACTTGTGCAGTAATAAAGTATCTCTCTTGTAAATTTTTCTGGGCCTAAGTTTTTAACATCTGCGTTTAACTTGTCACTAGATCCCCAATAGTCTCTCCAGTCACTTTCTTTAGTCGAACGCCGTTTGTTTTTTCTGCCTTTTAAGGGTTTTTTGGTTACTTTAAATTGTGCCAGTTTTTTGCCAATGTACTTTTTGCCATTCGTCAGATTTGTAATCAGGTATACGAATCCAATATATCCATCTTCAATTTCATTTACGATTTTACCTTCATAAGTCCATTGCATGTACTAATACTATATAGCATAGTTGGGTATGATGTCAACACTTATAGGCATATTTTAGCATTTTTTAAATAAGGTATATATTCTTTAGCAATAGTTTGGTGTATGCTGTATATGTAGTGTTCTTGATCACTTCTATATTTGTCAGTATCAATATCTATATTTTTATTTTGCAACATCCATTGTCTAAAATCCACCAAATTGTAAGTTTGACAATTTGTGAATTCTCCATAATAATATGGATTAGTTGGAACAAACACTCTATTATTCATTGACCATAAGTGCCACTTAATGTTCCGTTGCTCGCATAACCTATCAATAGTAAATAAGTCTTGACAGTAATCTCTATATTGTAAGTGTGTAAATAATTCATGCCATAGCTTAGTATAGTAATATTTTTCTTCAACAGGTGAGAAATCAATACCATATGGATCCCATGTTAAAGATTTACGATTAACATAATGTTCTTTATTTTGGCTTTGGTTTAATTCGCCATAGTCTTCTCCAGGTTTTACTTTTACATCAATCCATCTGTCAACATTTTTCTTAATATTATCGCCTGCTACTCCTACATTAGGACCAAGAGAAAAATAGTTAGGTTTGAAATCATTAATAAATTGTTCTTGACTAGTGTTGATTGCTGTAAGATATCGATTCCAATAAGTAGATTGTAAAAATATTGTATCAATGTCATCGTAATAATCTAATATTGTCTTAACCCAAGTTGGATACTTTCTGTTGCACCCGCCTGGTAGTCCGTACACTATAACTTCTGTGTCAAATAACTCTGCATATATTTCAGCATAGTTATTTTGACTCCAATATGTGGGTATACGATTTGTGTCAACTGTATACCCACATGCATGACTATCACCTATAAAAACTGTTTTGTTCATATTTGTCTTAAATGATCCCAAGTTTCTTGCCAGTTTGAAACGTTTATACTTGTTGCATTTTTAAACTTCTTATTCTTAAATGCTTCAGCTAGTGCCCAATCGTTTCCGCCTTCAAAAATTGCATCTCCAAAAAAATTAATGTAATCATGTTTATCAAAATCTTTTGTAATTTGTCCTTTATCCAATCCCTTGGGTGCAATATCAATGCCAGTCTCACCGCCAATTGTTGCTTCTAATTCTGGAAACATTGTATTAAATGCCTTTGCTATTGTATTACGCTCGTCATTTTGTTTATCAAAGTCTACATACTGTTTGCGTTCATACAAAGATGCATTGCGTCCTACTACACTAAAGTTTACCATACCTGGGCGTTCTTCAATATGATTGCCTGTGCGTATACTAAACGGGCTTTCATACTCGCAACTAATTAAAAAAGTTCTTGCTAGATCAGGTAATGTCCATTTGTTAAATCTCATACGAGCTTCTTTGATCCATAACTCATTACCACTACACTGATATACACCTTTACATCTATTATAAATTACTTGTCCAATTTGTTCAATTGTCTTAGGCCGGTCACTACCAGTAACCAAGTACACTTCTTTTCGTTCACAAAACTTACTAAACCAAATAGAAAACTTTTTATCTATTACTTGTCTACTTGGTGTTAGTGTACCGTCTACATCAAATATAAATCTATTCATCTACTCTTTCACTAACTCTGGGTCTAATTTAGCTAAAATATCAATTGGCAATTTCTTCTTTATATGACGTCGGTGTTCCCTCTCATTATATGTAATACCATCAATTGTGAGGCAGTCAGTGTTATCAGTTTGCCATCGACTTCCTAAATCTCTTTCAAAAACTGTTTTTCCACCATCAGGGCTTTCATATATTTTCTTACCCATTAAATCCTCTAATTTTATTCAACTACTTCAATGTCATTATTAAATGTAGTGAATCCGCCTTCTTTAATAACTTGCAATGTAGTATTAACTCTTCCTACCAATTCGTCTCTGTGTGAAATAAGGAAGATATTTTTATTTCTTTCACGTTCTATTTTTTTAAGAATTCCAAGTGCAGCGTCAACACCATTTGTGTCCATTCCACTATCAATTAATTCGTCAACAGCAAGAAAGTTCATTGGTGTGTTCATTGTTTCAAAAACATCTCTAAACGCCCAACTGAGACCAAGTATGAGTCTATTACGCTCTCCACGTGATAAATTATCAAAATCTAATTCTCTTCCTAGTTCGGTAATTTCAACTGTGAGATCACTAATAAATTGCACCTCATGCGGTAACCCCAACTTAGTTAAGTAATACGCCAACCGACTATTTAAGTACTGGAGGTTTTGTTCAATAATACGTTTTCTGATAAAACTGTCTTTATTTGTAAGCAGTTTATACAAAAAGTCTTGATGCTCTTTCATAACAGTAAGATCGTTCATATTCCCCCAACCAACATCTTGCATTCCTTGATTAACTAGTGTATCAATTTGTTCTTGGTAAGTGTCATTTTCATTTTGTGTTCTAGTGATTTCTGCTTGTAGGTTACTAACTGTATTTTGATGCTCTAATGCTTCTTGTAATGTGTTGTAGTGTGTATTAGGCATTTGTCCAAGATCGCCTAGTTCAGATAGAACTTCCTGCCATTCTTGTTCTTGTGTTCCATTTGCAAGCATTTGCATTGCAGCATCTTTCTTTTGAGCTTCTTTAGATTTTAAAATTTCCTCTTGTTTTTCGTCATGCAAATCTTGTCCACAACTGTGACACTTGTGGTCTTCTAATAGCTCAATTTCACTTTCTAGCTTTGATATTAATCTTTGCTGTTTGATGTCGGATTGTGATATACTAGCCAACCATTTATCAGCTTGGTCTTTTAAATTTTTCTTTTCGAGGTAATCACTTAGTAATGCATGATTATTAAGTTCAGATTGAATATCTATCTTTTCTAAAGTTGTTACTTGTTGTTTAATTTCTTCAATGCTTTGATGTCGTTTTGATCTCCAGGCTTTCTGTCGAAATTCCAAATCACTGATACTCTTTTTAATCCTTTGATTTGCTTCCTCAATTCCTTTAATTCTATATTCTTCTTCTTTAATAGCATCTTTAGTTAACCTTTGTTTTTCTTTAAGTGCTTCTGCTTTTTCACTCAGTATTGTGATACCAAGTAACTGTTCAATGATCGCTCTTTGGTCGTTAGCTCTCATACTTAAAAATGGTTCGGTATATGTATTTAATGCTACAATATGTTTAAACATATCATGCGTCATACCAAATAATTTTTCAACTACAATTTGGGTTTGACGCATCTCTCCTTGTGCTTCATTACTTTCTTCATTTTGTTCTTGATCGTTAACTAAAAATCGAAATATATTTGGTTTGCGCCCTCGTTCAATTCTATAATTGACACCATCCTTTACAAAATCAAGTGTAACCATCATACCTTTACTATTGGTTTTATTAACCAAGTTATCCTTGCGTATGTTAGTAAGTGCATTGCCGTACATTGCATAGCTAAGTGCGTTAATGATAGTAGTCTTACCAGTACCATTACGACTACCATCTCCGCCAAGGTCCATGTTATTACCTAGTACCAGCGTCAGTCCATTTTCACTAAATTTTACCGCTTGTGTAACGTTTCCAACTGACATAAAATTTTTAATTGTAATATCTTTAAGAATAATCATAGGTTATTATATATGTCCACTAAAAGTTTTTTATCTATCATTTCACTGTCTACCGCAGTTAAGCTATTATACACTATCTGGTCAACATTTTCAACCTCAATATCGTCAACTGTTTTCCAGTCTTGTGCATGTTCCTCTTTTTTACTAGGTATAAGTGAAATTTCTCTTACTTTGTATTGCTCGCTAAACGTTTCTTTAATAAATGTAGCTTCTTCGTAACTGATGTTTACGTCTAATGTAGCTCTACAATATGTTTTGTTATTTAAAATTGTATCTGCATCGTCAATAAGTTTGCTAAGTGGTACAGTACGGTATCGAGGACCAGGATAATTTGTGTACACTGGTTCGCCATCCCATTGTAATTTCATCATTCCTCTTTCATCATCCCATGTGTCCGCATAATTTTGTGGGAATGGACTACCTAGATAATGTACATTTCCTTTGCTTTGACGTTTATGAAAGTGTCCACTGAATACGTATTCAGGTCCTGACAATTCGCTAGCTTTAAGTCCTCCGTGGTCTGGCATTTCTACCATTGCATTCATTTTAAAGAAAGGAAGTTCAAAATGACCAAACATATATCTGCATTTAACGTTACGTACTTGTTTCCATTCATCTTCAACTAGCCATGGAACAAATGCAACACCATCTTGAACTAGTGTTTTTTCATTTATCAGATGTACATTGTCAAACAGTTCTGCATATGGTAAACTGCTTAGATCACGTTTTTCTCTATAATAGAGATCATGATTACCAGTAATCATATAAACCTTATCAAAGTTTTTACTGAGTTTTTTTACGTTTTCAACACTATAATTAAGTGTACTTACATTAATCCCTGCACGATGGTGATGGAAATCTCCTAAAAAGATGCAAGTTTCGCAATCTTCACTTTGTTGGATAAACCAGTCAATGAACTCGTCACAGTCTTTATTGTGTTGCTTACTGTTATTTTTCATTCCAAAATGAATATCAGTAAAACACGCCGCTTTATTAAAAAATGCCATGGGTCTCCAGACTGTTGCTTACAGTTACGTTAAAGTTACTATGAAATGTAATGAATGTCAACCTATATTAAAGCCTGCATCCTTTCGTGCTTGGTCAGCTTCTGCATCCCATTTAGCACGTTCTGCCATTTCATGATCAAGTTGTCTGCTAAAGCTAGGAGATTGCCCTGCTTGTTGAAGCAAATCATCCCTAATATTTTGATTACGTTTTTCTAAATTTAGTACTCTGGTGAAGCTATTGGTAACCGCAACTGTATAGTACGCAAATGGATTTTGGCTTTTGTGTTCGTTAAACTGTAACCCAATTTGTGATAACTGCAAAAGTGCCAAGCTACGCATTTCGTCTACATATGTGTAGCCACGCCAGTTACTACGCATACTGTAACGTTCACAAAGTTTAATATACATTTTTGCTAAATTATTTGTAACCTTTCCGTGATCAACACTGAAATGGCCATTATCCTTGCCACCTATCCAATGACTTCGTACAACCTCATCTAGCTTTCCATTTACATATGCATAATGTTGGAAAGGAGGAAAATTACATTTAGCATGTTTATCACCAATTGTTTTTGGCTTAGATTTTCTACCTGGCTCTTCTGGAATATGATTAAAAGTCATCAGACGATAAATCAATGTACTTTCGTCAATAGTATTTGGGTCTATTTTATAATTAATTTGTTTGGGTTTGTGTGCTTGTTTACCACCAGTTCTAAACCAATAATCATAAGCTTCTTCATATGCAATCTGACTTAACTGGCTTGCTCTACTTTCCTTAGCAGCTTGTATAACTGCTGGATCTTTTATATCTTTTAAATCATCTACTATTGCATCAAAACGGGTATACTCTTCATCTAATGAATAACAGTAGCTAATTTTACTTTTATGTATTTCTTTAAGCATGTCTTTGTTGTTTAAATAGTTTTGTTTTTTCATAATATGCCCTTGACTCCCTGGTTAACTTAAAGTATACAATAGTCTGACATGATGTCAATCAATTGTTAACTACCCAGTTTTTTCTACCATAAATACTATTAACAGGAGACTCTTATGCGATATTCGCAATTAACAGAAGCAATAGCATCAGACATCGCCGTTTTTTATGGCGGTAGATTTCAACCTATGCATAAAGCTCATCATAAGGTTTACATGAATCTTGTTGAACAGTTTGGCAGCAATAACGTATTTATTGCAACTATGCTAGCAAAAAACGCAGTACCTGAAGATAATCCATTTAGTTTTGATGAAAAACAAATGATAATGACTGGAATGTTTGATATTCCAGAAAGAAATATTGTGCAAACACAGCCATATAGACCTGATGTTAGCTTAGTAGGCAAAGATCCTGCAACTACTGCAACTGTATTAGTTTTTAGTGATAAAGACAAGAGTAGATTACAACCTGGTGGGTTCCTTAAAAAATATACATCTAGTAATTCATTGGTTCCGTCTACACAGGGTGCATATATTTTGGAAGTACCAGCAACTAATGATGATATGAGTGCTGGTGTGTTTCGTGATGCAATAAGGAATGATGCAATTAATGAAAAACAAAAACAATCAAAGTTTATGGAATTCTTTGGAGCATTTGATGATGACATCTATAATTTTGTAAAGAGTAAGATTAAATGACAGTAGCAGCAAGTAATAGAACCATACTTAGATGTAAGCCAGGTGCTACACCATTATATACTCGAGGTCCTGCTGCGGTGTTACGCACACATGGCGGTATAATGTTTCCTTACCAGCCAGATATAAGTTATAGTCAACAAGTAAACTATAATAATTATGACTTAGTACATACTAATTACAGTGTTAATGCATATGCTAATACACCAAGTCCTAGTATTCAGTTAACTGCAAGTTTTGCAAGTGTAACAGAGGAAGAAGGACTATATACGCTAGGTGTTTTACATTTTTTAAGAAGTGTAACCAAAATGTGGAGTGGATTAGATAATGATGACGGGAGTGTGCCAATGGCTGGTACACCACCACCTGTTCTTTCCTTTAGTAGTTTTGGTACGCAACTATTTGAAAGAGTACCAGTTGTTATAACAAACTTTTCAACAACATTTGATAGTGGAGTTGATCTAAAATATGTCAATGGTCAACAAATACCAGTAATGCAAACTATTGCATTGGATCTAATGGTACAGCAAAGCCCAGACAGACAAAAAATGGTGTTTAATACTAGAAGTTTTGTTAATGGTAACAGTTATACAGATGGGTTTGTTTAATGTCAATAGGAACAAAATATAAAGATAGTAGTAACTATTCTCAAACTAAAATGAATAGTAAGTATTTGGAATTGTATGATCCAAACATTACATTGGACACTTTAAGTGATGATACTCGAGAAGTTATTATTAACAGTAAATACCATAAACGCCCTGATTTAATGGCACATGATATGTATGGAAATAGTAGAGTTTGGTGGTTATTTGCTCACTATAATAGAAAAGTATTAAAAGACCCCTTGCATGATTTTATTGCAGGCACAAAGATTGTTATACCTATTAAGTACAGACCTGGAGGCAGTTAATGGGTGGAAATCATAGCCAATATTTAGAAAATGTCCTTAACCGATATGAAAGCTACACCTATCAGTGGCAGTTAATGATGGTACATCCACGAGAGTCAACTGAGTTTGAGGACTTAATTGATAAAGGGCGGGTTGTTACACTTGCACATAGTGGTGTTGAGTCTGAAATTAACATACAAAGTGTGCAACAAGAAATGACATTAGCGTTTGCTAAACAAAATAGAAATGCTGTTGGCAATATGTTTACTATACAATTAGTAGAACCATTAGGCACAACAATGTTTAATAGAATAAAATTGGGTGCCGCTCGTTTAGGGATAGAAAATCATTTACAAGCATGTTACTTATTAGAACTAAAATTTAATGGGTTTTTGCCAGATGGCAGTAGTACAGATACACCACCAGGTCCTTTTTACTATATGACAACAATGGCTAGCTTAGATTTTTCATATAGACAAGGTGCAAGTACATATACTGCGAATCTAATAGAAACACAACAAGAAGCATACTCACGTTTACAGTTAAATTTACCTTTTGAAGGAAGTATAAACGCCAACACCTATGGTGGGTTCCTTAAAGCACTACAAAAAGAAATAAATGATCAAGAAATAGAGCGAACAAAATTAAATGAACATCAGCTATTTTCCCACCAATACACAATTGATTTAGATGCAAAGGCATCTAGATGGAACGATTGGAAATTTTCAGCTGCAATTGAAGCTGACAAAAATGCAGCAATATCAATTACTGGTAGTGGAAATTTAATATTTGAATTTAACCCTGGTACAAGTATTGTAGCATTAATGAGTACAGCACTATTCCAAACAGAGGAATTTCAAAAGTTACCAGTGCATACTAATTCTGGATCGCAGCAATTTGCAAAAGACAAACCTACTGCCGCTGAAGCCAAAGCAGAACTATTACAGCAATTATTAACTTGGTTTAAATTAGATACATCAGTTGAATATTTGCAATATGATAAGCTATCAAAACATTATCAAAAGAAAATTACGTATACCATTGGACAATTTGTAACACCTGAAATTGTACATGATCCAGTTAGTTATTATACATTAATGGCCAATCCGTCAATGCAACGTCAACGACTACAGAACATATTTGATAATGACTTATTAAGGAAACGATTTGATTTTACATTCACTGGACTTAATACTGAAGTCATTGACTTAGATATTACAATGAATAATATGTATTATCAAATACAAGCCCTTAATAATGGGGAAATAAGTGGGCGCACAGTTGCTGGAGAATCTGGTCCTGAGAATGAGCTTAATATATTTCGTGGAGAATTGAGATCACTACAGGCTAAAATAAGTAAAAAGAAATCAGCAATTACTAAATTACAAAAAGAAAATGAAGCTCCAATTCAGGGCGCAGATGATGCAATAGCAAATCAACAACGATCAACAGAAATATCTAACCTTGAATCTGAAATTAGACAGTTAGAAGCCCGTGCTAATTTAATTGATGAGCAAATGACTGATCTACAACGGAAAATTGATAGTCAACCAATTAATAGTAGAACTCCTAATAGGATATCTAGTACACGGTATATTACACAAAATGAATTATTAAACAACCCTAAAATTGTTCATGAAGTACCATTAACTTTTCAGAGTAATAATATTTCTTCGCAATCAACTTCAGGACCTGACCAAGGTAATCAATCTTCAGGATCTCTCATGTTAGGTGCAGTTGAGGTTGGCCTAAATGCACTTAGTGACTTAATAGAGCAAAATATAACTGTGAGAGGTGACCCGTATTGGCTTGGTAAACAAAAGCGAGCTAACAATAACAATATCGGTGCTGATTACGAACATGGTGGATTAAACTATTTTTTAAATGTAAAATTTCCAACGTACCCTGATGATAACACTGGGTTGCCATTACAAATGGATAATGACTTTAGTATTATGGGAATATATAGAGTGTATTCTGTCAGGGCTTCATACGATGCTGGATCATTTACTATGCAGTTGAGCTCATTCCGAGATATGAATGCAAATGTTGGTACACTTTGGGAAGACTTGGAAAGAGGATTTACCAATGCTCCGGGAAGTGTTAGTCAACAGGAAGCTAGAAAAGAAGACGGGCAAGGTGATGGTGATCAAATTAATGACTTACCAAATGATACTAATGCTGGGCCTAATAGTTCAGGACCATTAGCAGTAGGATCAGGAACTGGTCAATTTGATGATACAAGTTATCAAACTGAAGCAGGAAAAATTAGAAATCAACCATTAACTGCCAAACTAAAAAGTCAGATACAACAGGCGGCACAAGCAAGCGGATTAGATGTAAAAGTATACAGCGGTGGGCAGGACTCAAGTGGTCCTAATCGAACGGGATCACACAGACATGATAATGGCAATGCGGCTGATATTGCATTATTTGATGGTAATAGACAATTATCATTTAATGATCCTAACGACTTGCCACTAATACGTTCATTTATTAAAAATGGCAAAGCTGCTGGGTTAACTGGATTTGGTGCAGGTAATGGATATATGGGCAATCAACATATTCACGTTGACGCAGTTAACCCTAATTTGGGCTACTGGGGAGGACAACTGGATGATGGTACCTTTAAAGCAAGAAATGCACCAGCTTGGTTGAGAACCGCAGTAATAGGATAAGGACAAAGATCAATGGTAAAAAAACGAGGCGGTGGAGTTAACGACAGTGCAACATACTTATCACAAAATATTGAAAGTACTGGTGTTCCAACAATCTATAGTAAAGATCATCGTCATGGCATTGCGACCCTACAGGGCGTATATATTGGAAAAGTTAGAGATATTAATGATGATACATATTCAGGATACATATATGTATCATTAATAGACGGTCAGTCACTTGTTGATATTAGTACAGCTGAAGGTAGACAACGTACCCATAGAGTTAGACCGTTAAGTCCATTTGGTGGAGTATTACAGGGTGATGATCATACTAATATATATGGTATGACATCTCCTCCGCCTGCTCCTGGTACTGAAGTATTAGTATGTTTTACTGGATTTCAAAATGAAGGATATTTACTTGGAGTATTAAATGACACTGCACGTAATGCACAAATACCAGGACTGCCAGCAAGACAAGTTGAAGGCGAAACTGGTGGTGCAATTGGCCCTACGTTTGAGCCCAGTGTAATACAAAACGAACCAGGAAAACAAAACGCAGCCAAAGGTCCGCGGCATCCGATGGCAAATAACCTTGCTAAACAAGGTCTTGGATTAGATGCAGTAAGAGGAATCGGCAGTAGTGGTGCAAGGAGAGAATCTCCGTCAAATGTTACAGGATTTTTAACACCAGGCGGGCATGGGTTAACACTTGATGATGGAACAACTAGCAGTAATGGTGACAATCATGTACCTGATAAAGACAGAAAATCTGGTGACAGCAAATTAGTAAGACTTCGTAGTGCAGGCGGCGCTCAGTTACTATTAAATGACACTGATGGGTGTGTTTATATTATTAATCAAGACGGAACCAGTTGGGTACAAATGGACAAAACTGGAAAAATTGATGTCTATAGTGAAATGGACATTAGCATGCATGCCGCTAATGACTTTAACTTATACGTTGGTGGGGACTTTAATTTAGATGCAGATTGTATTAATGTTAAGTCAAGAGGAACTTGTGGTATCAATATGCAAACCGCATTGGGTAAATTTAATGTACACAGTGCTAAAGATATTAGATTGACAAGTGACATGAATGGACATATTAATTGTGCAAGTGGCAACGTAAGGGTCACTGGCAGACTAATTGACCTCAATGGACCAACAGCAAAGCTGGCAAGTAAACCGGTTACTGCCAATTTAACTAGTAATCAATCTGTAAAAGAAAGTATTGCTGGAAGAGTACCTGAGCATGAGCCTTGGAATGGGCATGAAGAAACTAGTAGTGCAGTAGCAAGTCAAGCAAACTCTAGCTTAGAAACTAATAACAAAGATTATAATGTAAGCAATCTATCTGCACGTAAAGGACCAAGCAAAAAGGCTAAGCCAAAAACAAAATCACAAGCTACGCAATCAGGAATTGGTTCTGAAACAAAAAGCAATATTGATCAAAATGAAATTAATCCTAGAACAGGTCTCCCTTGGAGTGATGCTGAATTAAATAGGTTACAACAAGATGATGACTTGTTTTATGATGACGCTATACTAAGAGAACAGCGACGAGCAGAGTCAGATTGGAATGCTGAAAATGGTATAAATCCAGAACCAGAAGTTAACACGTTAATGGGAAGAAGAGAAGACAGCTATGATAATATGGCTAGACCAGTACAAACATACAGACGTGGATATAAAGGGCAACAACAATGAGCCTAGATACAATAGATGAAATTTACACTACAGTATGGGATGATTTTACTGTAAAAGATAGTATACTTTATGAAACAGAAATTGCAATAGAAAACATAGCAGTTAGCGCAGATGCTGAATTAACTGCATTGAATTTTGGTCGTTATAATCCTTATAATTTTATTGGTTATGGAGAAAGTAGATTTGTTCGTGGAGTAACTGAACAAGAAGCATTTAGCAGTTGGTTAGGCTACTTTAATCGTGCTGAAAATAATTTTAAAAAACAACTTATATCTATTGGTGTTGAACGAATTTCACAATCTGTATATGACGGTATTTTTATATACTACTGGATAACAATGAATTTTCTTACAATTAATGCAGTTGAAGGAACATACAATACTAGAAATATAATTTTAAGTAAAGATTGGTCTGGTTTGGCAAGTATGATGATGAGAAGTACAACTAACAGAAAAAAATCACGGATTGCTGCTACTATTTTAAGATTGGCTGATTATGGATTTAATAAAGATAGAAGTTGGATGCGAGCAACTGGTATTTTTAATATGCGTACAGCCAATGAACAAGGAATACTAAGTGAAGAACAACTTAGAGCTGCTAGATTTGCATACTATGCAGAAACAGCAAAATTTCTACCATTCACACCAGAAGGCATAAAACGTGCAATTGTCAATCGATATCAAGATACACTTAGGGAGCAACAGTTTACATATAACGTTACAATAGCTCAAAACAATATAGAGTATTTAGATGGTGTACCAACTATTACATTATCAGTGACTCCAAGTATTGAACCTGTAGAAAAATTACTAGTTAAAATAAACGGTGATATCAAACAACACTATTATGACTATACTTTAGATGGTCCTAGACTAACTATAATTGCAGAACTAGTAACTGGTGATATTATCCAAACATCAGTTAAAATCTAAAAATGCCCGGTTAATTCTGCACTAAATACTTGCATGGCAACGTATTACGGATATAGTACACTCAATAGTACATTCTCAAGTAGAACACTGACAGACTCAGAGCTGGCAAAACGTGATCTTATGAATCATTTTTATACACGAAAAGGCGAGCGAGTTATGAATCCTGAGTTTGGATGCATAGTGTGGGATCTAGTTTTTGATCCACTTGATAGTATGACAGAAGAAGCAGTTCATCAAGATGTTGAGAGAATTGTTAATAGCGATCCACGATGGAAACCGCTAGAAACGTTAGTTACTAAACCTGATGATCATACGTTGAGAATACAGGTTAGATTAGAATACATATCAACAGGTACAGCCGAAGAGCTATACTTAAATTTTGTAGGTGAGATAGAATAATGGCACAGGGCGCAAGACAGAGCAGTTTATTTGCTGCGGAAGATTTTAGTGTAGTATATGAAAGTTTTGCACAAGCAAACTTTCAAGCATACGATTTTGAAACAATCAGAAACGCAATGGTAGAATATATTACTACCAACTATCCAGAAAATTTTAATGATTGGATTAGTTCAAGTGAATTTGTAAGTTTAATTGAACTTATGGCATTTCTTGGACATAACTTAGCATTTAGAAGTGACTTGGCAAGTAGAGAGAATTATTTAAGTACAGCAGAACGCAGAGAAAGCGCCTTACGTATTGCTGAATTTTTAGGTTATACTCCTACTAGAAATGTTGTGGCAAGTGGATTATTAAAAATAAACAGTATAAGAACATCGCAGACAGTATATGACGTAGATGGTGGCAGCCTTGCTAACACAACATTACAATTTGATGATGTTACTGATCCAGATGCTTATCAAAACTTTTTAACAGTATTAAACTCTATATTACAATCAAGCAATAAGTTTGGCTCACCATTTGCCAGATTTACAAAAAATGGTATCATAAACGAAGTATATAGAACAAATAGTGTTAATACAACAGTTAGTAATTTGTTTAGAGGAAATATTAACGGAGTTAGTGAAGCATTTGGTATACACAGTATTGCCTATAATCAAACAGAAAACGTATTGCAAGAAAAATCTCCTGACCCTTATGGTGTTTTTGATATGGTTTATAGAAATGATAACAGTGGATTTAGTAGTCCAAACACTGGATTTTTTGTAGGATTTAAACAGGGTACGTTAGAGAATAAAGATTTCTCAATACAAAATGGCTTGCCTAATATGGTACTTGATATTAATGTAAACAATATTGCAAATGGCAATATTTGGGTACAAACAGTTGACGAAGTAGGCCAAGTTCAAGCTAATTGGACACGAATAGATAGACAATTTGGTAGTAGTAGTATTTTTAATGCGATCAGTAATGGTAACAAAAATATTTACACAGTTACTAGCAGAGAAGATGATCAAGTTAGTATTGTATTTGGTGATGGTGCGTTTGGTAATATTCCACGTGGCATTGTTAGAGTATGGTATAGAACTGGACTTAATCAAACATATACGTTAAACTCTAATAATTTTAGCGGTACAACATATAAATTTAGTTATGTTGGCGAAGATGGAAATACATATGAAGCATCATTGGGGTGCAGCTTAAAGTCAAATGTTACTAATGCAAGTGAGCGTGAAAGCCTCAATAGTATTAAAGTCAATGCAAGTAGATTTTTTGCTACACAAGATAGAATGGTTACAGCAGACGACTATAGTATTTTTCCATTAACAGTTAGCGAAAACATTCGTAAGATCAAAAGCATTAACCGTGTACACAGTGGGCATAGTAGATATCGTGATTTGTATGACCCAACAGCAACTTATACTGATGCCGTGCAGTTCATGGATGATGGATACTTGTATCAAGAGGATATAACTACTCGAAATATTGTTGCATTACCTAGTAGATATAACAGTGAACAATTATATCAAAGATTTTTAAAACCTATACTTGACAATCCAGAAGTAAAGAACTTTTTCTATAATAAACATTATTATAGTGGATTACCAGCAGCAACCGCCGAATTGCATTATACAGATACTACGGCTGGCATTACAAGTTTTACAATAGACGGATCAATAACAAATACATATCGTTGGAATCAGTCAACAAGCGCAAGCAATACAAGTACTGGATATATTACATTTAATACGCCAGTACAAAGAGTTGGCAAGCTAGCAGCTGACCCAATGAAAAAAATACAAAAAAACAGTTTAGTAGAATTTATTACTACTCCATTTAAAAGTGGTTATATTAATACAATTAGTGTAACAGCAGGTGGAAGTGGATATACAACCCCTCCTACAGTCGTAATTGGTGGTGGCGGTGCAGATGCATCTGCAATTGCAAACATCAATGCAGGTGTTGTTGTTAGTGTAACAATTAGTAATAGTGGTGTAAATTATACAGATGCTACTAGTATAAGTTTTACTGGCGGTGGTGGTACTGGTGCTATAGCAAAATGTACAATAGCAAGCGCAGATACCAAATGGGCAAGAGTAACCAATATCTATAAAGATGGACTTGGTATTGACGCATCTGACGGAACACCAACTGGTGATGATGCATCAGGCAAAGGCGCAATATCATTAGACGCTGTAATACCAACAGGTGCTAGAATTAATCGTATTGTTCCAAGTTGGGTAAATGACACAACTAAAACAGTAAAAAGTAATTTAATTAGTAAATTAGATGCAAACAATAGTTTTGGTTTGAGATATGATGCAACAAACCAAGAATGGGTTATTGTAGAAAGCGCAAATTTACCAACTAGTAGTACAACTAATAACTTAGCTAGTAATTGGAGCAGATCATACGAAGGTGATAATACTAGCACAGGTGCTGATCAAAGTTGGATATTACGAGTTAACTATAGTAGTTCACAATGGGAAATACTTACAAGAAAAACTCGATATATTTACGGAAGTGATCAAACTGTTAGATTTAATAACCTAAATTTTGAAGAATCATTTAGTAGTGATACTCTAAAGCCACTAAGAGATAGTCTTAGAGTATTAGACATAAATGCAGAGAGTACATCTAGTAGTGTGCCCTTAGGTAAAAATTATGACTTTAATGTAGTAGGTTACTTTACATATGCTGATGGATACACTGATCCTCATAAAATTAGAGTATCAATTAGTGATCCAAATAAAGATGGGTTCCCCAATGATCCAGAATCATTTAACAGAATTATTAATAACGGTACAATCAAACTAAAAACTATACGTGAAAATGGTTACAACTTTACTGTTTATGATAATGAAAACAGTGCAGGAAATACTGCGGTTATTGGCAGAAGTAATCTTAGATCAAAGTATAGTAGAATAGCTGATGTAAATCAAGTAATTGATCCAAGTACTACAAATATTATAGATACGTATGTACTATTATCAAGTTACGATAATTTATATAGAGCATGGGCATTATATGATGGATTGCCACAAACAAAGCCAAATAATCCAACTGTTACTGAACTAGGAGAAATGTTTCAGAGTTTAGAAAACAAAAAAAGTATAAGTGATCAGATTATATATCGGCCAGTAAAATATAAAATATTATTTGGTGATTTGGCTAGTAGTGAACTTCAAGCTAAATTTAATGTTAGTCGTACTAGTACCGCCACAATGAGCGATACTGAAGTTAAACAACAAGTAATCAAATTAATCACTCAATATTTTGCAATTGACAACTGGGACTTTGGTGAAACATTTTATTTTACAGAACTAGCTGCGTTTATTCATAATAATATGATAGGACAAATTAGTCAAGTTACAATTAGTCCAGTTTCAGCACAAGCTGAAACAACAGAACTGTTTGAAATAATATCAGATAGTGACGAGTTATTTTTACCAGTGCTAACCACTGGGAATATAACTATTAGTAATAGTGTTAGTAATAATGCTACTACAATTGCTGCAAATACTGGAGTTAGCATCACATGAATGACCGCACAACAAACCCGATAATTGCCCCTCTTATCACCCGTCCTGGTGAGAGTGTAGATTATATAGGAACACGTTCTGTAAAAGAGCTACTTCCAAATATCTTTCAAACAGCGATTAATGGTCGATTCTTAGATAGTACATTAGAACAATTAATGAGTAGTGGTAGTCTACAGGCAATTAATAATGTGGTAGGTGGGACGTATAATAAAAAAATTGCAAGTGACAGTTATTTTGAAAGTAACCGACCAGTTGACAGTCATCAATTTGTTCCAGGAATAGTAAACAGAGACAATAATAACAATATTACAAGTGCGCTATCATATGCTGATATGATTTCTGCATTAAAGTTTAACGAAGCGGAAACTAATCAACAAAACATAAGTTTAGGTGAAAATGGTTATACTTTGGACTTGCCTGTTAACTATGATATGTTTATCAATTATCATAGATATTTTTGGTTAGTTGATATACTACCACCATGTGATATTCCTGCAACTTTAGCGAACACAATTGATATAGATGATATTGCTAATAATGGTCCATACTATACTACACCAACACTAAATGGTGGAAAGACGTTAGCATTACAAAATGGTATGCGTATTCGATTCACACCATCTAGTACTGAAACATTTACACAAAGTGTTGTTGGTAACGTAACATTTAATTCAACATCAAATAATGCTACAGTAGTTAAAGTATATAAAAATAACACTCGTGTTCTTCCTGGAAGCTATGTATATGATCCAACTACTGGAATTTTAACTTTTAATACTGCGCCAAACATTAGTGATGAAATTATAATAAAAACTTATTATTCACACAGTACAAGTGGTGCATTTAATGTAGATGACATTTATATTGTTGACGGAGTTGGTGATAATATTAAACTAACTAAACAATATGCAATAGGGCCAGCTAATAATGTATATGATAAAAGAACTTGGCTTAATAGTACAATATTCGCAACACAATCACAAGAAGGATTTACTGAAACATCAACAACTTGGGATTTTGATTCAACACTAGATAGTGAAACTAGGAACTATTCTAGAGATTATATTATTGAGTCTAGAATCAGTCAAGATCAAAGTGCATGGTCAAGAAGTAACTTATGGATACATGAGAAAGCAGCGCAAGCGGTATTAACTTATCAAGGAAAAACTTATGAAGATTGGATAGTTGATACGTTCAGAGCAGTACGCCCTATTATTGAATTTAGAAAAAATATTGAAAAATACAATGCTGGGCTATCTAATTATGATGCAACAGATAATTCATCATTATATGTTACCCACTTAATTGAGGAAAGTGTTGATCCTGCAACTGCAATTATTGGACAGACCTCATGGAATCACTTTGATACCAGTACAGCAACCGCATGGGATGCATACAAAGGTTATAATGTTGGTGAAGTAGTAAAAATATCTATCCTTGGTGTTTCAAATTATTATGAATGTGTAAAGGCACATGGCATTGCCAAGGATCCATTGGATCCGAAAAATCTAAACAAAGCACAGACCGCATATTGGGATAGAGTTGAAATATCACCATTGGTAGACGGCGACACTGTTCTATTCTTGAATAGTACAAACGCAACATTTAATAATAAAATTTACACAGTAAGTGGAGTTGGGTCTAGTATAAATTTAGCACTAGTACATACTCCAAGTACTGTTGGTACTAAGATTAGTGTAATACATGGGTATAATAATGCACAACTACAAACCAATGACATAATAGCGCCAAGAAGTGGGAGTGAATGGCATTGGAATGGAAGTTCATGGATTTACAGTCAGCAGAAAATGGGGTTAAGTTCTAATATACTGTTTAGTCTTTATGATATTGATCTCACTCCATTGGAAGATGCATCTGTGTATCCTAATAGCACATTTGTTGGTGATAAGATTTTTGACTATGGAAGAAACAGTGCAAGTAAACTAGACACAGCATTACAATTTAGCCCAAGATATGTAGACTATGGTAACACACCAGGACTGAGTTTTGATTTTGGATTAGGTTCTATTAGATATAACTACAATAGTATTAATACACCACAAGACCAAACTAATTTACAAGAAATCCCAGGTTACTACTACTATAAAAATATAGAAAGTAGTGAATATCATAATGGATGGGTGGTTAGTAGAGATAAACAGCCAGTACGTAGACATATACAAAAAATAGTAACAGATAACACCACACCAGTAACATTTACGTTAGGAACAACTGATGTTGGTATAGATAATACTTTTAACTTTAGTACCGCAAATAACAATTATTATGTAGAAGGTACAAACGGCGGAAATCCACATTTGTTTATGGATCAAGGTGTAGACTATACTGTACATTGTAAATTTAATCCCAATGCAATTGAATTTGTTAATTTAGATGGAACGGCATTTAGTGGAATTACTCGAGGTGCAAACGGCACTAACGATAAATTTACAATAAATGTTGCTGTTGGCGCAGCCAATAAAGTTGCATTCAAATATAGAAAAGTAACTAACCCTAACATTTATGGTATAGTGTACGTAACAGATAACACAAACAATACTAATATTCAAGTGTTAAAAAACAATGTTGAGTTTACAAATTATACATATGCTAATGGAGTTATTACTATCAATACATCAGCAATTGACGATGTTTTTGATGTAACTTATCATAGTAATAGTCAATTAAGTGCAGATGCTGAAGGTGATTTTTTACCAGCTGATTCTCATATACTTAATCCACAAAATGATACTCTTAAAACTAGTAGCTATGCTGATCTTATGACACATATGCAGCACCAATTAGACAGCACACCAAAACACCAAACAACTTTATTTGGTGAAAATAATTATCATACTATGACACAAATGCATGAATTTGGTGGAACTATCAGACAACAGCCGTTCAGTACAGAAGTTCTGGGACAATTATTGTCAGATCCAGACACTGACCCTTATAGTTCAATAAGATACAGTACACAAAGCTATAGAAGATTTAAAGCACAATTTTTACAAAAAGTTGTTCAAATATACAATAATAGCCCATTAGAAACTCCAGTACATGAAATTGTAGATGCTGCACTAGCGTCTATTAACTTAGGTAAGAATACAGACAGCGAATTTAATAATAGTAATATGGCTATGTATAAAGATTTTGAAAGCCAGGATTACAGTTGGACAGCATCAATGCCGCAACTATTTGATTTACCTAAAGTAGTTAACACCTATGGCGATACAAAAAACCATATACAAGTTTGGATTAACAGTTTAGACGCTAATAATGAACCAATTTGGCGACCATTACAATCACATGAATACACACTAACAATTAATACAATTAATATACATCCTGTAGTAACATTTGATTCAAGTGGACTTGCATACGCTCATATAAGATGGTACCCACAAGATAGTGTTAGCTATATTCCCCCTAGTGCAGTAAAATTAGGATTGGTAAAGCCATATTCTCCAGAGATAGCAAATAATTATGCATTTACTAGTACAGGTACAGCAACAGATGCAGTTATTACTGGACACGATGGTAGTGTACACTATCGTAAAGGTACCGAGATGTTTAATAAGTCCATTGCTGGATTTAGTATAGAGGATGCAGCATTATGGGATTTGGAAAATAGAATTAGTAATAACTTAAACGCCTCATTGAATACAGTTACATCATATACTGAAATTATGCCTACATCTCATAAAACACTTGCATATACATGGAATGATTTGAATAATAGTCTAGCAAGTGAATTTAATAGTTGGAAACTTCGCAACAATGTTACAACACTAAATCGTGTTCTGTATTATGACGGTACTGATAAATTTACATGGAATTACAGTAGTGTAGGACCAGGAATTGGCGGCTGGAGAGGGTTATATACATATTATTTTAATACAGATAGGCCACATACGCATCCTTGGGAAATGTTAGGACATAACATAAAACCAACTTGGTGGGATACATATTATAGTTGGACTGATGCATTCAAACGTATAGCATTAAATACTGCATTAAGATGGGGCAAAGTGTCTGATCCGTCACTAACACCAGTATATGATGATAATTATACATATAGTGAATACCAGTGGATGGTTGATACTTTAGTAACAACAGGTGGAGTATTAAATGATCCAGTTACCGCAGGAATAGTAACAGCGCCTACACCAGTAAATGCAAGTAAAGATTTTGTATTTGGTGATTGGGGACCAGTAGAAGCTGATTGGCGTGCAAGTAGTGAATATAAATTTTCACTGATATTTGGTCTTATGAAACTAAGACCAAATTGGATCTTAAATACATACTTCAATAGTTTAACTAGAAAGAAAACTACAGGATACCAATACTATTCGTCAATTTATTATAATGATAATAAAAAACAGCTTGGTAATAACAGGCAGATAGAACTTAGTAACACAATATATCCAGGTAGTATAATTGAAAGTGTAACCGTAACTGATGGTGGAACTGGATACTCTACAGTACCTACACTTACAGTATATGATAATTTTGGTTTTGGTGGACAACTTTTAGGATCAGTTAGTTCCGGATCTGTTACTGGAGTATCAGTATTAGCCCCTGGAGAAAATTATTATAGTAAACCAACAGTAACCATCTCTAGTGGAAATGCAACTCTTGAAGTAAATTTATCCAAAGATGCTAGAAAATATGTATCAGGGTTGAGTAACAGTATTGTTGATTATGTAACAAACAATAAATCCAATGCTACTGAATTAACAACCAGATTTAAAAACTTACAATACAATCCAATTGTTAGAGCAGGAGGATTTGTTAACACAAATAATCAAAACTTTATCTTGGAAAGTAGCCAAGATAAAGGAAAAGTTGCATTACCAGAAGAAAATTATAACACTATTTTTTATACTACTAAGCCCAATAAAGAACTTTTTATTGGTGGCGTTAAAGTTAAAAAAGTAAGTACTGGTTATAGTATATCTGGATTTGACAATAGTGACGGATCATTCAAGTATTACGCTACAAATGAAGGCGGTACAAGTACTACAGTAGTAAGTGATAAGTTCAGTGTTACAAAATATTTAAACTTTGGGCAAACTTTACACTCACTATCTTATAACACTGTTCTTTTAAATGAGCAAGCGGTTTATGACGTAATACGTGGTTATGGCGAATATGCAAGACAACAGGGGTGGCAAGAAACTTGGGATGCAATGGCAAGCAACTTCCTACAATGGGCTGATACCGCAATATTAAATGAATCAAGTGTGCTAATGCCTAGTACTAGCACAATCAGCATTGCTGATGGTCCAGTTGGATATTATGATAATATTGATCGCAAATATGATGGGGTTTATAATTTAATAGATCCATATGGTAAACAAATCAGCAGTAGTGAAATTTATATAGTTCGTGAATTTGATAAAGGTGAAGATGCAATAACAACAATATCAGTTAAAGATCCTGATAAAACATTTATTGCGGGTATTAGACTTTACAAAGTTGAACTTGAACATGCGATTGTATTTGATAATAGTACAAATTTTGATGATGTTATCTATAATCCAGCACTTGGGCAAAGACACACAAGAATTAAATGGCGTGGTAGTAAAACTAAGAACTGGAATGGTAAGCTATACGCACCAGGCTATATTATAACTGATAATACTATTGTGGATAACTTAGATACTAGTGCAAGAGAAATGGACCAGTATTATGGAAGAGGGAACACCATCAATAATCAACAAATTGTTGATGTTGCAAGATTTAATGTTGGATATAACAAACCAGAATGGAGTTCTAAACTTGACATAGATGATGACACATTGTATGAATTCATAAAAGGTACTCGAAAATATAGAGGTACACGACTTGCATTAGATGCGTTTATGAAAAATAAATCATTATTTGATGGTGATGCAACGGCAAATATACATGAAGAGTGGGCAATCAGAACAGCTGATTATGGTGATACACGTAGTAGAGATACTATAGAATTTCAAATAACACCAGACTTATTAACTACTAGCCCACAGGCAGTTAGATTTAGCGCAGAAGAAGTTAATGATGTTTTAACTGATGTTGTTATTGATGTTGATCATAATAGTCCGTTACTTGTTACTGGTACTCCAGGAGACAACTTTACAACTAGACTTCCAAGAATTTTAGAATCTGGTGATACTATTAGTTATGAAGAAACTTATGCTAATGACTTTATAACTGCAGGATTACCGCTAACAAGTGAAGTAGATTACAGAGTAATAAACAGAGATGATCTTGCAACGTTTCCTTTGGAAACAAAAACTGATTATAATTTTTCAGGAGAATGGCAAGACATTTATGCTTGGAATAATAGAACAAGCTACAAATTTAATGACAAAATTTTACACCAAGGCAAAACATGGCAAATGGTGGACATTGATGGCAGTAGTGGCTTAACTACACCAAATGATCCAATTGAAGTAATCGGAAGTATTACATTACCAAATGTAGCTAGTAATTTATCAAACACACTGATATTAGATAATATATCAATTCCACTGACACGTACTGCAACATCAACAGTACAAGGCGTAATACAAAAAATCGGTGGAAATGATTTAGTTAGCTCAAACGTAGTTACTCATGGTAGTAGTTTAATTTTAGGCACAACATCTGCAACGGCGCAAACAATTGTATTTTCTAACGTGGTGAATACAACAACGTTTAATGATATTGTAATAAACGGAACCACAACTAACCCAACTATTAATGGTAGTGCAGCTAAAACATTAATTATTGATGGTAACACAATACCATTCAATGAAACACAAAATAATACAGCAAACATTACTGCCAGTGTTGCATATAGTAATGCATTTAGTACTGCTGGTATTTCACATAGTAGTACCAATAGAATTGCTGCACTTGAAGCATTAAGAAGTGCATATGTAGCAGTTAATGGCGCCGCGGCTTGGGCTAGCTTTATGTCCACATACTGTACAAGTGCTGGACAATTAAATATTAGTCAACTTCTTGTAGAATACAATGCTGCACCAGCTTATCAAAGTCAACTTGCTGCATTAATAACAGATGACGTTGCTATCATAAACTTATTAAATGGTAGTCCATATACTGCATCAGCAGTATTAGCTGGAACACAAATTATTACACCAGCACATATATCTGGATCACAGGCTGCGATTGCAAATGGTCAATACATGCTTGGGTTTAAAACATACTTAACAAACTCAGCTAATGCTAGCAGTGTTATCACGCCAAGCACAATTGTAACTACAGAAACAACAAGTGGATTTAAAGTATACACACTGAGTGATATTATTAATAGAATTACATCAATTGGTATAGCAAATATTACAGTACAAAATAGCAGTAATAGATTGCGTATAACTAAGACAACATCTACTCCTGGTGTTGCGTTTGATTTAATTATTGGTTCAGGAACAGCAAATGGTGATGTGGGTATACCAGCTGATACAACATCAGCAACTAGTAGTGTTGCATCAAGTACTCCAAATTTAACAATTGCACAAGTTGTTGATCAAATTAATGCAGCTAGCATTACAAGTATAACTGCTCAGATTAATAGTTCAAACACAAACTTATTACAAATAAACTGTAATGCCGCTACCTTGTTTATTGGTGGTGGTACATCAAATAGTGTAATAGGGTTGACAACTGGTGTTATCCTTGCTGGTACAACAACAACTGAAACTGACGTTAATCTAGACATTACTTCAATAATTGGAAAAATTAACAGTAAAGGAATTACTGGTGTTACAGCAAGTAATAGTAATAACAGACTAAAAATAACCAGTACAAACCCTATCCTTATTATTGGTGCAGGTACTAGTAACAGTTCAGTTGGACTTACTGCACTAACATATAGTGCAACCCAAAGTACAGTATCAAATGTATTTGAAGCTATAGTAAATAATAATGTAGTATTTCAACAAATGACTTATGATCCAAACTTGTTTAGTATATGGGTTGCTGATAATAGTTTCCAAGGAAACTTTAATAGGGGCTATGCCGTTTACCAAACAATGGACTTTGGAATGTATGCACATAGAATTTGTGCTGGAATCACTGAAGCAGACGATGCAGAAATTATTTTGGCAAATTCACAAGCACACAATGTATTAGTTGGTGATTATGTATTAATACGTGGTAGTAATAGTAAACCAAATATTGATGGAATACATAAAGTAACCAAAGTTGATACGTCATCATCAAATAAATTTTATATAGATGAATATATTGAAACGGAAGCTACAGAAGGAAATGTATATCCACTAAAAAATGTTACATTTAAAGACAAAGCAACATTAGACACTGAGTATAATACTAAGGTACTAAAAGGTACACCAAATTCAGGTGGTGCGTATAAATTTAACTTTAGTGGCTATAGACAAAATAATCAACAAACTCCCATTTATGCATATGTTAATGATGACAACACAGGCACACCAACTGTATATAAGTGGACTGGCACGTTTAGTAATACAGTTGGACATACAAATGGTGAATGGTTAGCAATTAGATCTATGCCAAATCAGGCTAGAAATGATCTAATAGAAAATGTTAAAATCTATGATGCTAAATCGCAAACTACGATTACTACTATAGAAACATTTGATCCAGCAAAAGGTATTATTCCTGGGTTTATTAAAAACGAAATTGATTTCATAGTAAGTAGTGATATTGCAACATATAATCATACTACTATTGACGGTCAATTAGATGAAGCTAGATGTTGGGGAGCAACCAATGTTGGACAGCGTTGGTGGGATATTAACAGTGCAATTTATTTAAACTATGAACAAGGTAGTATTGATTATCAACAAAGTAATTGGGGTAGATTGTTTGATGGTGCAAGTATTGACATTTATGAATGGACACGCAGTCCAGTTTTACCTGAACAGTGGGAACAATTTGTTAGTTTTGGAAACTTAGTTGATGGTAAACCAGCAAGCGGAGAAGCATATTCAGTAATGCTAGATGGCGAACAGTTGTATTATTGGGCAGAACAAACCTATTATAATAATAAATCCAACGAGAGTGAAACGTTTTATTACTTTTGGGTTAAGAACAAAACTAGCTATAGTGGACAAAGAAACTACAACACTTATCAATTAGCAAGATTGATGGAGAACCCTAGTGGATTTGATCTAAGTTGGTGTGCAGCGAGTAGCAGTAATTTATTGTTTATAAACAATGTAGACAATTATGTTAATAAAAACTCAGTAATACAAGTTAACCAAATATATGATAGTAATGCACTTCCGTTAAACGAATGGACATTATTAAGTGATGGTGATATTGACAGTGTTATTCCTGAACAGCTTCATATAAAAATGCGTGACAGTTTGTCAGGGTTTAATAACTATCAAGAGCGAGTGGTTTACACAGCGTGGAATGCAAGTACAACATATAGAATAAATGATGTTGTAACTGACGGTGGTAAATATTATGTAAGTACTTTCCCTGCCAGGATGTTTGGACAGGCAGTTATACCTGATAACATAAATCAACAACCAAGTCTAGATTCAGCAATGACATACTGGGCAGAAATTCAAGAGTATACGTTACCAGCCGAAACTGAGACAGACGATATCAATGTGTGGCGTGGACAAATGGTTCCAGATCTTAATTTACATGAGTTCAACAGATATGGGCAAAGTATTCGACCTGTACAATCTTTGTATAGGAACCTAGTTGATGCAAGACACAATTTTGTATATAGCTTAAACAAGTTACTTGCAGAAACACCAATTGTTTCTGATACAAGTAATTGGCAAAATACATTTGATCACACATTCACTAATGCAAACGTAACATATAGTGTAAACAAATATTGGAATTGGGTTGACTGGTCAAGAACGGATTATGATAGTAATGGAAACATAACATACCAATTTAATAAAAATACTACACCAACTTATACATATAATTCAATACAAGATTATTATGATAGTGTTGGTGTTGTAACACCATTAAATGGACAGTACATGCTAATTAAAAACGTACCTGGTCCTGATAGTAAAAATAGAAATGAAATGTATGTTTACAATAATGGCTGGACAATGTGTTGGAAAAAGTTAGGTACTATAGAGGTGAGCGAGGAATTATGGAACCAAAGTAAATTTGGTCATGGTTTTGACGCTGCTGGCTTTGATATTGTACCGTTTGATAGCGATAGTAGTGTTGTTATTAGTGAGCTGTTTGATTTAATAAGAACAAGATTGTTTATAGGAAAACATCAAGTAAAATATAATAAACTTTGGTTTGATATGTTAAACGAAGCAATCACACAAAATACAACAGATGACTTTGCCTTTAAAACAACATACGTTAAATTACAAGTCAACCGTCCGTTAAGTTTAACACAAACAAACTATGCAAATTATGATGTTAGCGTTGTGGAAGACTTTATAAATGATATTAAACCTTTCCATACTAAACTAAGAACTGGTATGGAGTCAACAACCCATGCTGAAGCAGTAGGAATACAAACAACAGAACAATCTAGAAATAGTGTTATTACAATGAAGTACGAAGACCATAGTGGAAGATCATGGGAAGGTGACACAACACTAAGTGGCGGAACGTTTACTAATTTGCTTGATAATGTTGACGCTATAACATTTACAACACTTGACGGAGATATAGAATATGTGTATAATGGAAATAACTTTGACCAAGCAGCATACGAAGGCTGGGGCGAAGAATTATATCCAACAGATTTCACAGAGAATATCTCAATAACAGTACAAACAAATTCTAGTGGTAGTACATATGATGGAAACAGTAGAGCATTTAGAATGAGCATATATCAACCTAACGATGTACAGATTAGCAATGTTATTGATGATGCGCAGAAAACATCATTAAGTAGCAGCGTAACAGCAACAGACACCACAATACCAGCGACAAGTCTAGCATTATT